AACGGAACAGATTACTGGATACCTTTTTATGCCACTAACTAAACTACAAATAGCACCGGGTATAGATAAACAAAATACTGAGTATGGCGCTGAAGGGCGTTGGGTAGATTGTGATAATGTTCGTTTTAGGTATGGACTACCAGAAAAAATAGGTGGTTGGGAAAAAGTAACAAGTGATGCTCTCGTCGGCGCGAGTAGAGCTATATTATCTTATTCTGACCTTGGTGGTGTTAACTATATTATATATGGCACCAACAAAAAACTATATGCATACTCTGAGGGTAGCTATGCTGACATTACTCCCACTCGTGCTACTGGCACAGGTAATATTACACAGTTTGCAACAACAAACGGATCTACTACTGTTACTGTAACTGATTCTAGTCACGGTGCTTTGATAGGTGACTTTGTTACTATTGCTAGTGTAAGTGGTGCTGTTGGTGGTATATCTGCCGCTAACCTACAAGGTGAGTTTGAAATATTAACAGTTCCTAATTCTAATACTTATACCATAGAAGCAAAAGCAGCGGCTAGTTCCACTGCTACAGGAGCTACAGCTAACGCTACATATCAAGTAAACACTGGTGCAGCCGTATCATTATTTGGTTATGGTTGGGGTGCAGGCACATGGAACACAAGCACATGGAATACTTCTCGTGAAGGATTGACAGGTGGTGAGGGTGTTTTATTACAATCTGCTAAATGGGCACTTGATAACTGGGGAGAAGACGTGTTAGCATTACAATTCAATGGTGGTTTATTTTATTGGGACACATCATCGGGATTATCTAGTAATTTAGCAAGCACTACTGAAGTAAGTGGTGCACCAACAAAATCTAGATTTATGCTTGTATCTGGTGATGACAGACACGTTATTTGTTTAGGCACAGAAACAACAATAGGCACAACATCTACACAAGATAATATGTTCATACGTTGGTCAGATCAAGAATCTACTAGTGATTGGACACCGACTGCTACTAATACAGCAGGATCGTTTAGGTTAGTTGATGGTAACCAAATTAATACTGCTGTAAGATCAAGAGGTGCGGTAATGATTTGGACAGATACAGCATTGTATCAAATGCAATTTATTGGTGCACCACTTACTTTTGGTTTTAAACAAATAGGTTCAAACTGTGGTGCTGTTGGTATTAATGCAGCAGTTGATGTATCAGGCACATCATTTTGGATGAGTGATGATTCATTCTTTTTATATGATGGTGCTGTAAAAAAAATACCATGTAGTGTTCAAGATTATGTATTTGATGATATTAACAAAAATGCAAAACAAGATGTTTATTGTTCATCTAATTCAAATTACAATGAAGTTATGTGGTTTTATGCATCAACCAATTCTGATCAAATAGATAGAATGGTGGTATATAATTATGCAGAAAATCTTTGGTATGTTGGCACACTCTCTAGAACATCTTGGTCTGATTATGGTGTTTATCCTGTTCCTTATGCTACACAGTTTAATGCTTCTGATACCACTGCAACAATATCTACAATTACAGGATTAAAAGCAGGTAGGACATTTGTATTTTTACATGAAACAGGAACAGAAGATGACGGTTCTGCTATGGCAAATCACATTGAGTCTGGTGATATAGATATAGCAGATGGTGATAATTTTATGTCTGTATCAAAATTTATACCAGACTTCAAAAATCAAACAGGCACGGTTGACGTAACATTAAAAACAAGACCCTATCCTACAGGAACACAAACAAGTCACGGATCGTTTGATGTAGATACAACTACAACAAAAGTAGATACAAGAATACGAGGAAGACAAGTAGCTGTACGTATATCAAGTGATGCTGTTGGTGATAAATGGAGATATGGTACAATGAGACTCGATATCAAGCCAGATGGAATGAGAGGCGCGTAATGTCAAAAATTACAACACCACGTTTACCAGAGGCAACAGAAGAATATAGTAGAGAACAAGTATCTCAGCTTGTACAAACACTAGAACAAGTGATTTTTATTTTAAATAACACATATGTTCCAGAAACACTTCGTCAAGATGACGAAAGAATAAGTTGGTTTTTATCATAGATGGCAAACGTATATACAAATCTTAAAGTTGATTTAACAACAACAAATGAAACAACAGTGTATACTGTGCCATCGGAAACGACAGCTATTGTGAAATCAATACGTGTGTCAAACGATGATGCATCAAATGCTTGTACGTTAACGATGACATTAACAGATTCTAGTTCTAATGTTTTTTCATTGGAAAAAGATAAATCTATTGCAGCAAAAACATCGGCTGAATTACTTACGTCGACTTTAGTTGCAAAAGAATCAGAAGTCTTTAAGGCTACTGCACAAAATGCAAACGACTTGCACATTATTATGAGTGTGCTACAAATAACTAATACATAGGAGACGACCATGACAATAAAAAGAAGAGGAGATAAAAAACCAGTCAAAAAAATGATGGGTGGTGGAATGATGTACAAAAAAGGTGGCACGCCAAAGAAAAAAATGAAAAAGAAAAAGCTTGCTGCTATGTACGGAGATCCTAATAAAATAACTAGAGGCGATATTATTACTGCCGCTAAAATGAAAAAGAAAAAGGGGAAGAAGTAATGGGTAAACTTTGTCCAAGAGGTAAAGCAGCAGCTAAACGTAAATTTAAAGTTTATCCGTCTGCTTACGCAAACATGTACGCTTCTGCTGTTTGCTCTGGTAAAGTAACACCGGGTGGTAAAAAGAAAAAGAAAAAGAAAATGGCTGATGGAGGCGAAGTCATTGACTTTAACAAAATATCGCAAGATAGAAAAAAAGTTTCTAGTTACGCTCAAGGTGGCATTGCAAAAGGTTGTGGTGCAATTATGAAAAAGAAACGTAAGGTAACAAAAAAATCATAATGGCAAAAAAAGGTTTAAGAGCTTGGGTAAAAGAAAAGTGGGTTGATATAGGTGCACCCGATGGTAAGGGTGGTTACAAACCTTGTGGTCGTCAAAAAGGTGAAAAACGTAAAGGCTATCCTAAATGTGTACCCCTTGCTAAAGCAAGATCAATGTCCAAGGGTCAAAAACGTTCTGCGGTAGCGCGTAAGCGTGCAGCAGGGAACACGGGACCTAAACCTAAAAACGTAGCAACATTTACAAAAAGGAAAAAAAATGGCAGTCGCAAAAAAACGTAAACTAAAAAAAGTAATCAAAGGTTTGAACAAAGCATCTAAGTTACATGCTGGTCAAGCTAAAACTCTAAAAACTTTATTGAAAAATGGCAAGAAAAAGAGATAAACAACCACCTAAGACAAAAAAGTATTTTAGATCGACTAAGTCTGGTGCTGGTATGACGAAGGCTGGTGTTGCTCGTTATAGACGTGAAAACCCCGGATCTAAACTAAAAACTGCTGTAACAGGTAAAGTAAAAAAAGGATCAAAAGCAGCTAAGAGACGTAAATCATATTGTGCGCGTAGTGCAGGACAGATGAAGAAGTTTCCAAAAGCAGCTAAAGACCCTAATTCTAGATTAAGACAGGCTAGAAGAAGATGGAAATGCTAATATTTTATTGCAAAAGGATAGGAAAATGAGTATAAAAAAGGATGAAAATGTGGTAGCGGGTAGTTCTACTCCGCCAGTTATACCAGTTGAGACTAGTGTAACAATCACTAACACTAAAACAGGAAAAGCGTATGCTGATGAAAACGAAGCAAAGGCAGACGTGGACAACCCTGCAACCGAAACAACATCTAACGATATCAAAAGAGATGTTGCCATCAAAGTAAATAAATTAGACATATTCGGCGAGGTCATGAAATAAGCATGCAGGGATTAGAAGCACTTAACGAGTTCAAAAGTTTTGTATCAAAGATTGGTGGTTTAGGCCGCTATGAAGATACATACATTGTGCATGCCGCTGAAGGCGAGACCGTTGTTCCAATGGAGGTTTTAGATAGAAACCCTGTATTGAAAAAACGGTTATTTAAAACAATGATGGATATGGGTATTGAACCCGGCAGATACATTGTAGGTAACGAATTAAACTCAAAGAACCCTATTACTGGACAACCAGAGTTCTTTCTCAAGAAGATTGTATCACAAATAAGAAAAGCTATACCGGGTGATTTAGAAAATTACTTAGGACCAATCGTTGGTCTTGCAACAGGTAATCCTTTTTATGGAGCTATAGCTGGTGGTATCGGTAGCGGTGCTGGTGGTGCATTAGCTGGTGGACTTAGTGGATATAGAAGTCCGGGTCTTGATTTCTTTCGTCAAGGTGCAAAAGAGGGCTTTGTTGCTCCCTTAAAATTTAGTGAATTAGGTGATACCGAAAGATTAAAAGAATTTTTTGTAGGTAGTGGTGATGATGCTGGAATTTTTGGTAAATTTGATTTTACAAAAAAAGGAGGAGGAAAAAAATTAGGATTTGATGAATTTATAGAAAAACAAGGATTTGATCCAAATGCTTTACCAGAAGGTATGACAAAAAAAGATTTTTTAAGTAGTTTCATAGATGCTAATAAAGCTGCTGATGCAGTTAAAGGTGGTATGAGTATCATGGATGCAGCTAAAGTATTTGGTTTGGGAACAGCAGGATTAGGACTATTAATACAATTAACAGATAAAGATGAAGACGTGGGTAAAAGAAGAGACCCTTATCAACCAACAGGTGAAATTTACGAAGGAATTTTAAATCCAAAGATGCGCTTTGCAACCGATATGCCTATAGTTAATTATGCAGAAGGTGGAGGAGTATTGGATTTACAAGAAGGAGGAGAGTCCGTAGGACCGGGAACCGGTACAAGTGATTCAATTCCAGCAATGCTAAGCGACGGAGAATTTGTCATGACGGCTAAAGCAGTCAGAGGTGCGGGCGGAGGCGACCGTCGCGAAGGCGCAAGAAAAATGTACGAAGCTATGGATAGATTGGAGGCGAGAGCATAAAATGGCTACACAAACAACACAAACAGAAGTATTAATACCGGAGTATATAGAGCGGCCAACGGAGACGATGGCCAATACTTTAGATGCGTTGATGCAACAGCCATTGATGCCACCCGGTCAACAAGTTATGGGTTTTACCCCAACTCAACAAGCGGCGATGAACCTTGCCTATCAAGGCATTGGTGCATATCAACCGTTTTTACAAGCAGGACAAGCAGCACAGACCGCGGGTCTTGGGACAATAGGAGCAGGGGCACAAACAGCAGCTCAAATGGATTTTGATCCAGCAAGAGCGCAAGCTTTTATGGATCCGTATCAACAAGCGGTTACAAACGAAGCATTAAAAGAGATTGATAGACAATCACAAATGGCAGCTAATCAATTAGCTGGTCAAGCAGTTAAGGCCGGTGCTTTTGGTGGTTCTCGTTTTGGTATACAACAATCAGAACTTGCACGTAATGCACAAGACTTGAAATCAAGACGTATCTTTGAAGACTTATCAAGAAACTATCAACAAGCACAAGCAGCGGCGCAAGCGGCTAACCAACAACGACTGCAACAAGGTCAATTGTTCGGGCAACTTGGAACACAAGCAAGTGGTATTGGTGGAGCAATGGCAGGACTTGGTGCACAGCAACAACAACTTGCAGGACAAGATGTTAGTCAGTTATTAGGTATTGGTGGTATGCAACAACAACTAGGACAAACAGCTCTTAATACTGCATATCAAAATCAATTAGCATTACAAAATGCTCCTTATCAACAACTTTCCTCTGCGGCTGGTATACTACAACAGTTATCACCACAAGTAATGGGACAACAAGTAACATCGCCACTACCTCAAACTAATCCATTCGCACAAGCGGCAGGAATAATGGCAACAGGAGCAGGTGGTCTTGGAGCATTGATAGGTAATTAATGTCAGTACTTAAAAGAAAACTTTTTTCTATAGGTGGTCCTGTTAATTCTGCACCTGTTAATTCTGCAAGAGGAACAGGAATTACTTCTGGATTAGTGGATGATGATTCACAATTTAGTTCAGACTTTGAACAACAAAGAAAAATACTACAAAGTATTCGTCCGCCACAACAAGAATTTAATCGATTAAGAGCAGCTAGTCCTGCTTTATTAGCATTAGGATCAGCATTACTATCGGGTAAATCATTACAAGGTGGTGTTAGCGGTGCCTTAGATATTCTTGGTCAAGGAGCAGGAGCCTCAGCACCATTGTTCGCAGATGCGATTAATCAACGAAGAGCATTTGAAGCAGCACAAAGAAAAGAAGGATTTGACTTAGATTTAGCCGCTTACAATGCAGCGTTGGATTTACAGAAAACAAGAGCAACAGCGAAAGCAAAAGCTAAACCGGGTGAAGTAAAATCAGTGTGGTATAAAAATCCAGATTTTGATCCGGATAAACCAGAGTCATCTGACAACTTAAAATATATAGAAAGCACAAGACGAGTTGGTACCGATGGACAACTACGTATTAAAAATAAACAAGGAGTATATGTATCGGAAGATAACTTCCCTAACTACATGGTTACCGATCCAACAAAAGTACAAGCAAGAAAATCTGGTGATGTATGGTTAATGAACCCAGAATATGAAGGTAAAGACCCTAACAACATGTATTTAAATTCTAAATTTAGACAAGATGAGTTTGGTAATATAACTATACTTGATAAGAGACCGGGGTCATCAACATACAATGATTACATACCAGAAGAAAACTTTAAAGAGTTTAGATACACAGAACCAAAAGAAGCGATAGAAGCTGCTGATAAAAAAATACAAAACGCTAGAATCAAAGATATGGTTCAAGATGAATTTGATCGTATTAATAAATCACAAGGAAAACCAACTAGAATGCTTACGGATAAAGAATTAAATACAATTCTACAAAGAGCAGGAACGGATGAAGGTGATTGGAATAAATTTAGTCAACAGTACGCTGAAACATTTAATGAGTTGGCATCAATTCTTAAAGACTATCAAGATGTCGATCAACCAATGCCAGATATTAGTGTTGAGTTTGATGGCACTGAAAATGAAGAAGAACAACAATCAAACGTTAATAAAAAGATTTATAATATTGAAACACAGCGAGATTATATTGATGAAAGATTTAATTTAAATAAAGCAGATCCAAACTACGATATACAGCGAAAAAGAGCAGAAAGAGAATTTCGTCTAATACCTGCTATTCCGGGGCCTGTTCAAGAAGCTATGAATGCTGCCTTTGGTGGATTTAAAGATTTAAAAATGATGACTGATAATATTACAGAAGGTGTTCCTTTCTTTGGCTTTGCTAAAAGAGTTACATCTACATTAGGTATTGATAGAGGGGCAACAGAATTTTTAACAGGGCAAGATGGTACGTTAGTTTCTGCTACAGCAGCGTTAATTAAAGGTATTCCTTCTGACTTCGATGTTCAAAATTTGAAAAATACTTTACCTAATATTAGTCAAGGTGATTCTGTTAACCTTATCCGTGCAAGAAGATTATCACGTATGTATAATGATATTATTAAAAATTCATTAGCATGGCACTCTGGACTAGGGTACAGAATACCAACAGCTATTGAAATAATGGCAAGAGAAATGATAGGTAATAAAGCTGTTGATGAAGCTCTATCTACAAAATACTCAGCACAAAAATTAAGTGATATTAAAAGCATGACTAAAGAAGAATATATAGAAAAGTATGATGATCCTTTTGAAAATGCAATGAATATACTTAATATTCCAGATGCTGACTTATTACCAACTATTAATGAAAAAGAGCAAAGTGAATTAGAGGCTTTTGAAAAAAAATATAATTTAAAATAATGGCTGACGAAAATAAAATAGATACAAGTGCTCAAAAACTAGAATTGTTTCGTGCTTTAGATCAAGCAGAAAAAGATGGTAATGATAGAGCAAAATTAGAAGCCTACAAAAAACTTCAAGACTTATATATAGCCGATGAAGAATGGTATGAAACAGCAGCAATTAGAGGAGAAGCTGCTGTGCAAGGTCTTTGGAAAGGCTTATCACAAACAATGGGTCTTCCTGTTGATATAACAAATTTAATTGTTGGACTTGGTGAAACAGGTGTTCGTAAAGTATTAGACGCTGCAGGATTTGAAATAGATTCTGGATTAAAAGATTCTAAACTAATGAGCAAAAAACCTTTTCTTGGAAGTGCGTCAGCAACAGAGATATTAAATAATTTAGGTATTGAAACTGAGTACGATAAGACAAGAGCATCAACAGCTTTGATAGGCCGTATTGCAGAAGAGGTTGGTATGTCTGCACCTATAGCCGCGCCTCTTGCAAGAGGAGCAGCTAAGCCTTTAGATTTTTTAAGCACAGAAGCAGCGATCGCTGTGACAGCAGGAGCTGGTGCTGCTACCGCAGAAAAATTATTTCCGGGTAGTACAGGAGCAGAGATAACAGGACAACTTGTTGGTGGTCTTACACCATTGACATTACAAGCTATACTAAAATATGCTGGTGCTAAAACAGGAGCTGTTGAAGCTTTTAATTTGTTTTTTAGACCAGAATCTCGTGAAAAAGAAATTGCTGGTAATATCTTATATCAAAGATTAGGTTCTGAAAAATCAGCAAAATTAGTAGAAGATATTAAAGAGGGTAAAACAATTAAATTGTTTGGTGAAGATGTAGAATCAACTAAATTTCCACGAACTTTAGATCAAATTACAGCAGAGCCAGAACTTATTATTCTTCGACAACAATTAGAAAAGAGTGAAGTTGGAACAAAACTTATTGAAGATATACAACAAACAAAATTAGCAAGAATACTAGAATTAGAAAATAATTTTCTTAAAAACATAAAGAAAAAAGATTATGGCATGACTAGAGATTATGGCATTGAATCAACTGTAGGAGCAGTAGAAAGCAGAGTTAATCATATTACAAATTTTTTAGATAAACGATTAAATTTAGCAAAACAAACAGCAGCAGATAAAATACAAGCTATTAATCCTAACATGACACGAGAACAAGCAAGTGCTTTACTGCGTCGTGAAATAGATGAAGCTTTACAAGACGCTTTAAATTTAGAGCAAAAAATGTGGAGTAATGTAAAAGGCACTATAAATGGCGATATTATATCAACAGGTGCGGCAGCTATTATTAATAATCAATTTAAAACAACTCCAACTAAAGATGTTCCTAAAATACTATATGATTTAGCAGGTGAAAAAAATTTAATAGAAGCAGGAATATTACCATCAAAAACAACTAAAGAAGTTATTGGACCGGGACTCGGAACAAGAGATGTAAAAGCAAAACCGGTAGAAAGTATATTAACAGATAAAGAATCTGTTAGTGAAATTCTTAATTTACGAACAGTGGTAAGAGATCAATTAAGAGGAGAAAATTCTAAACCTAATCCTAATAAAACAAAAATACAAAGTTTGGAGGATTTACTTGGTATAATTGATGAATCTTTTATGGATGTTGGTACCGCTAAAAATTTAAATGAACTAACACAAGCTATAAGTTTTAGTGATTCTTTAAAAGCAAATTATTACACTGGAGAAATAGGAAAAATTATAGGATATGATTCATCTGGTAAATATGGTGTATTACCAGACACTACTTTTAATAAACTTATACAACAAGGTGAACAAGGTGGTGTAACAACACGAGATGTAAATAAAATAATTGAACAAGATTCTGTAGGAATACAAGAAGGTTTAAAAGTTAGGTTTGCTAATTTAGCAGGAGAAGATGGAAATGTATCTAAAAATATGCGTGAAAAATTTGTTCAAAACAATGAAGAAGCATTAAATGAGTTTCCATTATTAAAACAACAATTTTTAGATGCAAACGAGTCAATGAACATTGTGGAACAAGCATTGAAAAATTATAAGGTTGCTCAACGTGATGTTCAAAAATATAGATTAGAAACATTAGCATCAGAAAGTGGTCAAACATTATCTGCAAAAGGTATTGTAACAGATATCTTTGGTTCAAAAGATCCCGTTGCAGATATTAATAAAATTATTAAATTATCAGCAAGAGACGAAACAGGAGCAGCTTTAAAAGGTTTACAAAATGAAACAACAGATTTCATGTTAGACAAAATTAGAACAAAAGAAATAACTGTTGGGGGTAAGTCTCAAACTGTTCCCGATATAAAACAATTAAATAAATTTATTCGTACAAACGAAGAAGCTTTAATAGCACTATACGGTGATGATGGATTTAAAACAATTCAAGAGTTTCAAACTGTTTTAAAAAATATCGACAACGCTGTTATGGCAGGCGGTATGGATGATTTAGAAGTCATTGCGCGAAACAATGTATTTGTATCTTCTGTTGGTCGTATCTTAGGTACAAAAGTTGCGGCAGCAACAGGTGGACCAGCACTTGTATTTGCAGGTATTGGTGGTCGTGTAGCTAATGCTTTAATATCTAAAAAGTCAGCTAAACAAATAAAAGCATTATTAGGTGAAGCTTTTACTGATGCAGATTTTGCCGCGGAATTGTTAAAACCTTACGTTGCAGATCAACAAGAGGTTGTATCAAGAGCAGTAAATACTTTTCTTGTTAATGCTTTTGGTGAACAAATACGAGAAGAAGTAATACCAGAAATAACTGTTGAGTTTCCAAATGCAGATATTGATGAAACAGGAACTATACAACCAAAAGAAGAAGTACCGGTATCCATGAACACTGTAAATCCATTATCGAGACTTTCTAATGTTAACATGATAGAACCGATCACGAACACCGGAGCAATGAACATGGACACTATGGCAAAAGGACAAGCACTATTTAGTGGACCGGGTGAAATAACATTTGCCGCACAAGGAGGAATCATGAACGCACGTAAACCAATACAGAGGGTAGCGTAATGCCACACGGAGGATATCACGGAAAAATTATATCGGGGGGTAAAGTCATTCAACAAGGTAGCGATGGCGGCGGCGGAAGCGGTGGTAATGTTAATACCAATCCATATCAACAAGCGGCTGAAAGCATGCTTTCTCAAGGCATTACTAGTTTAAGTGGCACAACTGGTGGAGCACAAGGTCAACAAGCAGCGCAACAACAACAAGATCAAGGTTTTCAAACCATTCAACAACAAGCTCAAGAGGCAAATCAACTTGATCAAATGTTGCAAAACATGGGTTTAACAAAAGAGGAAGAGGAAAAAAAATCTTTAGCAGAAAAAGGAAAAGATGTTGCTCAAGGAGTACTCACAAAACTAATGGGTGGAGGTAAAGATGGTAATTTAAATTTAACAAAAGAGGAAGCTTATGCAGATTTACCAGCAGATATGCACCCACTACGTAAACAATATGAGTATTTAAAAGAAAAGTATGGACCTAACTGGGCGAATACAACACAAGCAAAAGTATTAGAGAGTTATCTATCCGGTGTCCCTGTAGAAAGAGGCGGTGGTCTTGGTGCAAGAAGTGATGAAACAGATGCAGAATTAATAGGACCAACAAATGTTGATGATATTCCTATGTACGATCCTGTCACTGGTAAATACAGAAGTCTTGAAGAAAGACAAGCACTTGCAGAAGCGGCGCAAGCTAGATTAAATGCATTAAATCAATTTGCTGGAATGGGAAGTGGTGGTATAGGTAGTCTTGATGCTGCTGAAGCTGGAGCTAGTGGTTTTGATCTTTCAAAACTTGATCCCGAAGTATTACGATTAGGTCTATCTCCAGATCAATATTTCAGATTTAGACAACAACTTATGGCGGCTGATCCTACAGCAGAAAATCAATTATACAAGTCAACATTTCCTTTTGCTAGTGGTGATCTCACTGCTGGATTGGGACAATTTATTCCGGGTGTTGGAGCAGCAAAAACTTTCTTAGGTGGTCTTTTACCGGAAAGAGATTTGACTGGATATCAACAAAATATAGATCCAATATCAGTTGGGTTTGAACCATTGCCAGTACCAGATCAAAACAATCAAACTGGACCAATTAGAATTAGAAAACCAAACTTTGCAGATAAATTCCCAGATGCAGAAGTAGATCCAAGATACCCTTTACCGGGAGATCCAAGAAGACCACCGTTTAGACCACCATTTATGCCGGGATTTCCAACAGGAATTGAAACTGTTTTTAATCCTATGTTTTTAGGTCCACAGTTTACAGGATCACCATACACCAACCAAGGTGTATCACCTGCATTTTATCAAGCTTTAACCAACTTTCCGGGAATGGCATAATGGCTGAGTGGGAAAAAGAAATAGCTGAACTAAAAACGGATGTAAAGTACATTCGTGAAGATGTAAACATCATGCAAAAACAAATACGCGATCTTAATAAACATACAAACATGGGACTTGGGGGGATTAAAGTTTTATTAATAGTCGGCGCTGTTGTAGGCGCTGTATGGACATTAATGAAAATTATGGGTGGTAGATAATGAGAATACTATTCTTTGTCTTAACCTTTATTTTAGTTTTTGCTGCAATTACTAGTGCCAAAGGTGCTGATACAAATACTGTATCTAGTACGGTGGTAACTAATAATACACCACCAACAGCAAATGCACCAAGTGTCGTGGTCAACAATTCAGACATCTGTAAAACTGCGGCGTCGACCGCGGTCCAAACACAAATACTAGGTTTGGCGACCGGCGTAACAATCACCGATGAAAACTGTGAACGTATAAAACTATCACGGTCATTATATTCGATGGGTATGAAAGTTGCCGCCGTGTCAACATTATGCGCTGATCCTAGAGTCTGGGACGCCATGTATATGGCAGGTACTTATTGTCCATATATGGGTGCTATTGGTGAAGAAGCAAAAGAAGGTTGGGAAGCTAATTCAGATTTAATACCAGAGGGCAGTGTAGTATTTGAAAAAGTAGAACAAGATATTAAAGATCAACAAAAAACAACAGGATTAACCGATGGGCAAAAGTTTGCGAAGTTTGTTTTATTTGGCATGGCTATGCATTCTGGCATCGTGGCCTT